TGGAAAGATAGTTTGGCCTACACTCAAGACGCAATGGTAGATAAATGGAAATGGTTGTGACCAGGCAGAAGTAATTTTAGGCATCAATCACTTCTGCATAGTGACAACCATCGCCACCCACGCTATTTACATCACGCCTGTCATCGTTAACTATTATGAAATTTTAGCAACAACACCCTCGCTTAGCAAACCTCACCTGAGTCAGCGTTATACTCAGGCGAGGTGGTCCCTATGCGTAAAACTGTAAGGCAAGGGACCCTAAAATCCTCACAGCATTGATAACTATTATAATAACAGTTATTTGTAACAAACCTACATTTTAGTTCACCAACCCAGAGGCGTAACACCACGAGCGCCATACGCCGTATGTGCCATTTTGCCAAATGCCATAGCATTGGCTAAAGCCTTAGGGTTGTTGGCAACCCCGTCCGCAATGTCTATCACTCCATTACCGACATATGATGCCATTTTCTGCATTTTATCCCAATAGCCCAAGGTTGAAGGCGAATGGTACGTATTTGCAGCGTATGCTGGATTAGAGGGGTCGAAACGCACCCTCCACTCACAGCAAACAAGGTACTGGAGAGCAATGCCATCTTTGTTATAAACAAAAATGGGTGCCATCCCGTTAAACTTGTAACCCTCGTTGGTATTAGTATAGGGAAGTGTAGTCGACGCATATCTTGTCTCGAACTGAGCCATTGCACTCATATCAAAGGGCACAGCATCTATCTGTACCCCCCTAAGTGCAAGCTTGGCTGCAGACAACAAACGCGGATTACTATACGAAACCAGCTCATTGGCAAGTTCATCCCAGGTAGCCGTCTTGTTAGCTAGTCCAACCATCTGGCGGGACCTACCAGCATAGACAATTCCGGAAGTGGTTTGGAGTGCGTTTGGATTCATGATTTGCACACTGAACGCAGCAGGAACCAGGCGGGCATACTCCCAGGAATCTCCGTTCATAGAGTCAAACACACTCAAATTAGTATTATTTGCAGCATTGATCGCAGTTCCAGCAGCCACAGAGGACTGGCAGAACGCAGAGGACCAATACTTGGCGGCGGCTCTACCGTCATAAATTGGACCAAACAGATTCATTACGTCCCTTGAAGAGACGATCTGTGTGGTACGAATGACAGTATAATCACCGATGGCACGCGGAAGGGGCACTGAACAAGGATTAAAAGCATCAAGCCCATTTTGAATTAAAGCCGGCCTCGGATTATCACCAAATGGTGTTCCCACAGAGACCGCTACATTTTGGGTGATACCTTTAAATCCGGCCACACCTTGGGTGACCTTTTTCTTTCGCGGTTTGTTTTTCTTTTTCTTTTTGGCCATTCTTGAATGGCGTCCCACGCTTAGTTTGTATGGGATACGACCTCTTCAGGTCCGACTGTACATCTTGATGTACCAGTTCTCATACTGGCGCCCCCGTGCAGTCTGTCGGCACTACGTTTCACCATTTGGGCAAGTGCCATAGCGCCTGTCAATCCCCTAAGGCCGTCAGCACCTTTCATTAAAGTAAGAAATACTGACAACCCGCAGGCATTAACGGATGCTATAGCACCGGACCAAAGGGTGTCACTTGGCACGGGAAACCCGATTTTGGGGGCTCTATACACTAAGACCCCATGGTGGACTCCAACCAGGGTCCAGAAAACGAGCACTACGTAGTTGGTCCAGAGGTAAGGATTTTCCTCTTTTCAATTGACCAACTTCATAGCAAGGGACAGAAGTGCTAAGTTTTTCTTCTGCTGCTCGCTGTTCATACGGTGTTATCCCAAAGGCATTGTAAAACGATACTCGAGTCTCATCAGCTACATCTGACGAGCGCTCAGCAATGCCCAGGGAATTCCAATACAAAGACCAGGCGTTTTGCTCATTTAGGGCAGGTCTTGAGGACTCCTTCCCATCATGTGGATACTGACAAAAGTATTGGTACCAGATTGGTATTCCTGCAAGCCAAAGCCTGCCAGCAACGCCAACTTCCCTAATCCAGTCGTCAATCTTACTTTTATCCACAAGAGCTACGCCAAACTTATTGAGATTGTCAATGTTTGGTACCATGATCCAACCATCAGGTATCTTAACAGGATGTGACTGACAGAACTCGAGTTTTTCAAGCTCATAGACCGGGTCTTCCATAGTCATGGTAAATCCCATTTCTAGGAACCAA